TAAACCGTTTTACACTATTTCAGTAAACTCAGTTTAGTGCCCCTAAATGCGATTGAAAAGACTCAGACTACAGATATTCTGCTTCTACCCTTCCTACAGTATTAGGATTAATCGTAACCTTCGTTGCGAGTTAATTCATTAATATTGTTGTGTAGTTTAGTAACAAACTGTCCGTATCGTTTTGCTGTTTTCTTCGACCATTTAACACTAAGTGTATTAAACTCGGAATATTCCAGTAAAACCTCTGGTTTATCAGGTCTAAATCTTCCGTCTTGGAACTCTAAAGATTTGCGTTTTGCGTCTTCAGTAGCTCTAAGAAGTCCTAAAGCATACAAATACAAACACGGTGAAAATACGAGGGTCAGACTTTCTAGAAGTCTATTGGACCATCCTTTAACAGCCGAAATTTTGTAGAATTTTAACCAAAAGTTAAGTTCTTCATCTGAAGCTTTTTTGGGTGCCTCGTATACAACTTCATCATATAAAGTGGTTCTTAAACCACTGAATAGATGATAGCCGTAACTAAACATAGTCAGTTGACTACCACCGTAAGTGTTCCATATATCCATGAAAGTGGATGTAAGGCGTGCGGAGTAAAGGTGTCGACATGATCCAAAATAAGTCCATAAAATTATAAAATTCAATTCTGCTTTACGCGGAAAAGAATCTAATAATTCTATAACCGTTTTAGAATCAACTACGATTGATTTGTTATACAGCTCTGCTAGCAAAGCCCCTATCATGCATGTTTTCCGTGATACTAGTAATAAATTACCAGCACCAATCGGAGAAACTTCAAAATTTGGAGTAACTAATCTTTTTGCGAATTCGCATAATCGATCAGAAACGACAGATTTTGACATGTTAATGCTAACGCCTAGAGTATTCATTAAATGTACATATTTTTCAGCAACTTCATCGTGATTAATCACAATGTCATCACCAAGCAATGCGTAAGATGTAAAATTCTTAACACCTGCAAGTTTTGCAGCTAAAAGCACCACAATGTGATGAGTTAAAGCTAACATCGCCCACGAGGAGTAAGCACCCATAGGTTGCCCTACTTCGTATTTAACACCTTCATTTTTATAATACCAAGGATAGTCAAATAAGGTTTTCCAAGCATTACCATCTAACCCCAGAAGGGTTAAGATTTGTACTTGCAAATCAACAGGTAGTCTATCTGTTGCGGCACTTAAGTCGAAACATGAGAACTTGTGACCTTCTAAAGGGGCTTTCATTAGTCTACTAAGAGGTGCATCTTGGTTAAAGGTTCCATCAGTTTCCTTCATTTCTAAAACATTAAAAATGCTTTTATGAAGTGGAAGTAAAACTAATTGAATCCACCAATTTGCCATAGCTACAATACGGGCTTTACCAGCCTGATCATATACGACCGAAAGACGTCCAATAGGAAGACAACTCTTATTCCCAAACCATAATATACTTAACATGTATAATGGGCCAACCAATAACCAAATTAGCAACAGTGAAATTGCATAGATTAGACCATTCTTATGAGTGGCTAAAATACGTAAAACACAGAAAGCTTGACGAGGGTAGAGTAATAGTGCTAATGCATCTATTCCTGCTCCCCAAGTAGCTTTTTTGGCGATAGGTCCCGCGGATTCAGAGATAAAGCCTTTGATAGGACCAAACTTTAACTTGTGCCCCTTTGTAAAATTTCTCACTAAACTAGATAGTTGACTTTCGTCTAACGTTCTAGAGGTACCGGAGAAAGGACTAATAATAGTTCCTAAATCTGGTTTAACCTTAGTTGGGAAAACTCTAAAAATTGAAACAAGTGTTATGATACATCGAGTAGTAACTCTACTTTCAACAGTATCGAACGAAAGTTCTTTACGTATTGAAGGAGGAATTATAACAGGCAATCCATACTGGTTTACTCTTACACCAATGGCCTTTTGAGCCTTAGTGGTCTGAGGGCTACCTGCTAAATATAGTGTAACCAGTCTTAAGCACTCTTTCAAGTACTTAAAGGCAAAGTTAAAACCGTTCTGTTTTATCAGTTCAGTTACACGCACTATAAATAGTTTGTAGTCTTGATGGAATCTTTTCTCTCTCGTTGCCCAGATGGCAAATTTTAATAATTTTGGTAATTCCTTCAGAGTTATCCACTCTGTTAGTCTTACAAAACCTTTAAATTTTGCCTTACTAGC